AATGCCCGTGCAGGTGTGGAAAAATTCCTGAAGAGAGTGCATACGAAGAGAAATATTGATGATTCTGCAGTCAAAAATTTGGTGAGATTGGCTAAATCAGAATTCACCATGGCTTACGTTCGAAAGCATAACTTGCCACCCAATATGATTGGACCCAAGGAGAAATTGCAAATAGTTAGACACCACATCAATAGAAAAGACATGGAATCTATCAAGAATCTGGGATTGACATGGTGGGATGAAGTTAAGATATTTAATTGCATGGATAATACCTTGACTAATGATCCGCTGGAATTTGCTAAAGATAAAGGTGCACTCAAATCTGAAATATCATTTGGACCGGGTGACAGTAGAAAAGAATTGCTACAAGTCATAGAAAAAGAAGAATATACTCTGAAAGATTTCTTCCAGGGGAGGAGGTTGAAACCGAAAGAGGCCAGAGTGTATGAGACACACCAATTGGAAACACCTCTACACTTGGACATGCCCGCAAGGTTAATAGAGAAAGAACGAGAACAGAAGTATGAAGCAAGATTGTTCGGAAATGCTGAGCTGAAAAACAAGCATGAACTAAGTCTTGTCGCGATGAGGATGAAGAAGGCACTATCATACTTCTCCGAGCAATTAATGACACCAAGTGATAGAAAACGAAAAGGATTGATCCATGAAGCATCAAGGGAATTATCACAGAAAGATAACTATTCCCTACTCCTTGATATTGAGGGTCATAACCAGTCAATGCAATATTCAAATACACATGAATTAGCAGAATTTATAGGTGAGCTATTTGGCCAGTATGGTTGGGGTGATCTCCCACACTATTTCTCTGCACTGACAGTATACCATTATGATGAGTACTTGGATAAAGCGATAGTTTCCGAAGGTCAATTAGGTGGAATAGAAGGCTGGTTAAATCCTCTCTGGACACTCCATACCACATTAATGATGAAATTATTAAGAACTATGACAGATCTCTCAGTCAATACTATTATGGTATATTCTGATGATGTGAATGCAATAATCAATATCCCGCAAGCAAATGAGGCTACTGTAAAATCTGTATTCACAAAAATTATGTCACACTGTTCAAAATTTGGCATGAAGATAAAATATTCACAAACGAATTTGTCAAAACACAGAATAACAATGTTAAGACAACATTATGCAGATGGTATAAGGGCAGATTCAACTTTAAAGAGATTGATATCTATTAGTGCAGGTAATAATCCTGAGCTTGTATCTGAAGAAATAGAAGTGGCAGGAATATGTTCCTCTGCGTCATCAGCATTGGAATTGAGCAATCACCACGAGTCATGTGCATATCTGAAAAATTATAAACTTGGGTTACTACTGTGTCGCTTACCGCACATTATCTTATCAAAGCCTGACCAGTCTTCAATGATCTCAGAGCAAGAGTTACCTGATAACATTGCACATTTATTATACTACATGAAAGATGATTCCAGTGAGTTGAATCTAATGAATAGGGAAGATCTTTATAGGGCTGCATTGAACGATATTTCTAAATACCTGAGTATCCCCATAGGGGGCTTGAATAATAACTTGGTAAGTCAGGCATTAAAGCAAATTTATGGACAGAGCGTTGCAGAGTATAAGTTCATTGACAGTCCTGATAGAGTTCTATATCTCCAAATATATGATAGCTTCATACAGGATCTATTGTTCTTTTGGATATATTTGCCTGCATCTTTAGGAGG